GTATGCTTTCGCCATATTAGGGGGTATCCCACAGTAGTATTTAGTAGTAGTTCTAACACAGCAATCAGTGTTCTACACCGTCAGTAGAGGGGTAGGGCGTAGCAGTACCCCATTCTACACGATCTCTCTACAAAATATAGGATATGTACATAAGTAGGAACCGCTTGGGACTACATAATGGACCAAACACAACAAGCAATTATGGACGCAATACAAGACGTTGATGACCGAATTCTCGATATTATTGAGTTATATCGAGCCATTTGGCCTGCATTCAACAATACGCCGGTAGATTCAGTTATCTCAAATCTGTACGCCGCATACAAAGCAAACGGAAAATTAGCCGATGCAGTAGACAAAGGGTGGGTAAAGCGATGAGATTTGCGCTTGTTTGCACCGAATGCTTCGACATTACATGGAAATATCAAGAATCAATGCCTTGGCACATGGAGCCACAATACCGTCGATGGTGGGTTTGCATCGATTGCTTGCCGATCGGTAGCTTTGAGGGGGAATATTGAATGAAAGTGAACCGTACATATTCTATCGACATGAGTTTAGTGCATGCTCTCAAATCAAAACGCAATCAATCTGAAACAATTTGCAGAGCTTTGCGCTTGTATCTTGCAGGAGAAGATGAATTTAGTCTTGCTAACGTGCGAACTCGTATGCTGTTAGCAGCTCTTCAAGCGCGTACAGACGTTTCAAATCAACTAAAAGCTGTCATTACAGCAGAACTAACATCGGGAAGTGAGTAAATGGCCATAGAAGAAAGAAAACCAATGAATCAACAAGGATACTATGGTCCTAAACAAACAAGAAACCGTTACTCATCGGCCGGGATTACTAAAAGAGAAGCCGACACTATTGACCGTTCAATTAGAAAACTTACAGCCATTTCACGGAAAAATAATCTATACGTTGGTTACGAACGTGATTTATTGAAGGCTGCTGAGATCTTATCCGAGCTTTTGGTAAAGGCTAACCGAGAAATCTAAGCTACAGATGTGCAATGTTGCACTTCTAACTCCCTGGTAAGCTTTAGATGTGCAACGTTGCACTTCTTACTTCAGTTAGATGTGCGACGTTGCACATCTGTAGCTTAGATTATCAATTTACATCTTCTTGCGAAGCTTTTGTGCAAGCTTTGCGATGTCTGATTGTGAACGTCCTGTGCGAAGTGAACCGTCTTTCTTTCTGTACCGCGCATTAGCCTGAGCAAATGCACGCGATAGTTTCTTGTCGGCAGCACGTGCAGATCGTGAACGGCGTTTGACAGGCTTTGATGTGGAGGCATCTCTGTCACGATCTGCAAGGCTTGCACCCTCTGATTCCCGTTCAGAGGTAATTAGTCGCATTAACGCCATGTATTCATCAGGCGTTAGCATCATGTCACGGGCCAAATGGACCGCCTCATGAAGTTAGTTCGTTGGTCACAAGTGCGGCGTATGCTGCAGCATCAAGTTTGACACGGCTACAAACCATGCGAAACTGTGCACTACGTGGTCCGCCATTATTGACTCCATTGATAGACAAAAAGACGTTATCGGTTGCGACAATCATAAGATTGTCAGACTCTTGATAGGGGGATTCACTTCCAATAAAATCTTGAGTTACAATACCTGATACTTCTGCACCTGCCGAGGTAATAAATTTCTCTTGACGTGCGATAAGGTTTGCATCATTAGCACCAACAATTGCCGTCTTTGAGGTGGCGGTAAGTTGGCATGTCAAAGATGTGTTGCTACCGGGCACGGTAGATGGTTCGTTAGAAGTCCAATATACTGCATGGACTAAAACGCCTTCTTGATTAAGAGAATCGAGGGGTAGACTAATTTCTGCTTGTGTAAAGGTATTTGCTGCGCTTTCTGTAATAGAACCATTCACGAAGAATGGGTCGCTGGTTATTTTGTATGCTTTCGCCATATTAGGGGGTATCCCACAGTAGTATTTAGTAGTAGTTCTAACACAGCAATCAGTGTTCTACACCGTCAGTAGAGGGGTAGGGCGTAGCAGTACCCCATTCTACACGAT